GGTAGGGCGTTCCGGTATACAATATATTATCTTGTTCTTGTCTGTGGTGGATGTGGCCAGAGTAAACCCTGTTATACTGGGATAGGGCGGTAATTTCTAATCCATGTTCAACCTTGGTCCATCTATTAAATTTAAGACCCTTGATATCTGCATGACATACAATACGATTACACATACCTGCATAGTCTGCAACATGGCCGCCTAGAGTTTTAGTATCTTCAACCCAAGGTAGCATTAGCCAATTCTCAGTTTCGTTAATTGTTAAAATCTCTGGGCTCTCAAATACATGGATATTTTCAGCAAGGTGTTTTAGGTGGCGAACTGAGTTGACTTGATTTGAATCTTTATAATAGACATCGTGATTACCTAATATAATAAAGACGCCTCTTTTAAATATTTTAGCTAGATTTTCAAAAATTTCCATTGAATCATTTTGAATTCTAACATTAATCGATTCTCTAGAATGAAAAATATCGCCCTCTAAAATAAGAATATCTGTTTCTGGATTAAATCCGTTTTCAGCTGCAGTTTTTGGTAAAACTTCCAATAAAAATTCTTTTTGAATATCTGCCCACTCTACAGAATTGTTTCTAATTCCAAGATGGAGATCACCTACTAAAAAGATTTTGTCTATATTGTTTAACTTCATTAAAATAACTTTTTAAATCGAACCTTACCGTCTAGTATTCCAAATTTATTATTAAGTTCCAATAAAAGAACCTCTTTATGTTCGTATTCCATTGATTCAAATAGTCTTTTAAAATCTAGTTGAGAAATCATTGACACAAAATCTAATACATCAATAGGTCCAATAAATGTTGTTTTTCTATTAGTTCTAACCAGTTCGCATAGTCTAGCAAACGCTAGATTTAATTCAGGTTTAGTAAATTTGCGACCCTGTGAAGATATTTCCATTAAGCCAACCATAACTTCATCGGCTAGTGCAATATTATTTAGGTCTCGTTCGATAATCATCTTATCAGTATATCGATCAAATGACGCTGCATCCAGTAGATGACTATCAGTATGACTTGGATCTAACCTAATTCCATTGTTTTGATAAATTTCATCGCTACCACCATCTCCACTATTCCAAGAGTTATTAAAGATTTTATCTTCTCTCTTTAATTTTAAGTGTTGTTGATACCTTGCTTCATCACCATCATCAATTTCAGAGTCGTCAGCTGAATCAATTTCTTCAAAATCGTCGTGACTAGTGACTTCACTATCTTCTCCATCTAAGGCTGACCAATTGTCGCCTTCGTTTGTAAATAGTTCTTCCTCTTTAACTTTTTTCTTCCACATAACTTATTGTAGTTTTTTTATAAATTTTCTAAAATGTCGCTATGTTCTCCAAACTGCTTGATGGTAGGCGCAATGGTTAACTGCGGTTTAGGCTGGACATTTGCATACTGTAGACGTAGATCATCTTCGATTGCAGAAATATCATCGTCATCTGAGTAGTATTCGCTAGCTGGATCAGTTTCTTCGACAAGTCTAGAGAAATCGTAATTCATTCGATACATTTTAAAGCTTTCCGTATAGCCTTCATCACGGTTAGCAATAACCTTAATTTTAATTCGTTTTTCCATTGGACCTCGCATCAATCCATAAAGAGAATCAACTGTATGGACAAGACCAAATGATTCTGCAATATCTGACATTCCAATATTTTGATCATCTACCGCATCACGTTTAATTTGAGTTGCAGTAATAATAGTCCATTCATTTCGTTGAGCAACTGCTCTTAGTTCTTCAGAAATTACTTTGATTTTCTCGTAAGTATTTCCCTGCTCACGCATAGGTCTCATTAAATTAATATAGTCAACTATTATAATTTGCATGTGTTGACCTGTACTTTCCTGTACCTTTAGGAAATAGTTCTCAATATCAACTGCTGTTGCGCTACCGGTTGCAAACTCTTTAATCCAAAGTTCTCCAGGATTGGAGCCGCTCTGTTTAAATTGTTCGATTTTAGCCTCAATTAATTGAGTGCGATCTGCTGAAGTAATATCATTATAGTGATTAGATTGAATATTTAAGATATTCGAACCTAGTCGTTTCATATATTTAGTATCGGATAATTCTAGTGTTGCAACTCCAGTTTGACAACCTGTCATAAATGCACGAGCTGCAATATTAGAAAGAACCATGGATTTACCAACTTTAGGTCTACCTTGGAAAACAACTAGGGTTTTAGGGTTCCAGCCGCCGCCTTGCGTTTTATCAAGAAAAGGAAATCCAGTTGGAGTACCTATTTTAGAAACTTGAACGTGATCTACCGCATTAAAGAAGTTTAGACCAGATTCAGCATTACTAAAAGAAACATTTAGGTTTGTATTTAGCTTAGTCCTAACTTGATCTGTAATAATATTAACATTATCTGGACTAATTTCAGTAGTCTTTAAAAATGATAAAATATCAATAATTGAAGAGTTAAGATTCTTAATTAAAATAAACGACTTTGTATATTTAGTTAAGAATTCATAATTGTATTCTCCTAAGTTTACACTCAATAGAGTATCAAAATGCTCGTCAGATATTTCATAACTAGCTAGGTTAAGTAGTTGACGAATTTCTGTTTTAGACGGAACTTTATGATATTCTTTATAATAGTTTTTTACTACTTTAAAGATATTACCAAGATCATCATTATTGAAGTATTGGGTCTTCATTTTAGGAATTACTTCCCGTATATCAAGAGCCTCCACATTCTTTGGGCGAATTAGTGTTTCGTTATTATCATCCATTAGAATGAAGTTAAGAATAACTTTCTCCAGTAACTCAATATTTTCTTTAAAGTCTATCATATTTTTTAGTTATACAGTTCGTTAAATACTGCTTTATTAATATACAAAAATTCTCCTCTTTTAATCAGAGTTTCTGCATCCATTAATTTTTTAATTACAATTCGTAGTTTATCTTTGAAACCTGGAGTTACCTCGTTTTCATTAAATACATACTTAAGGGTTTTTGCTGAAAATTTTAAATCAGCTGGATTGAAGTTTTTATCCTTTATTTCACAAACCTTAATAATATATTGAATAATATCAACCATAAAATCAGTTTCGGTTGGATATGACGGAAGTACTCTGTGTAAACCTAACTCATATTTAATTGGAAGCTCCGACTTAAGTTTAAAACTAATCTTCGGCTCCATCTAAATCTGTAATTTCTGTTAGTTCATCAGTTTCCATATCGACAATACCGTCTTGAGTTTCAGGGAATTTAAAGGTTGGCTTAATAATGTTTTCATCAAGTTCATGTAGAACCTCATTTGTAAAAAGCCTAGCTGAGAAAAATTCTTTAACTGGAACGGCATCTCCATTGTGTCTTACAATATAAGTTTTTCCAAGTTTTTTAGGATAAAAATAGACAGCCTCTCCATTTAATTCAAATGGTGAAACAATTTCTTGCTCCTCTGGCTTCATCTTATCAAACTCTTTTTGAGTTATAATTACGCCTCTGCCAACTCCACAGTTTTCCCAATTTACATATTGTTCTAATCCAACAAATGGATTCATACCTTTATGAAAAGAGATATGGAATTCAATATCAAGCGGACGGGCTAAACGATTCTTTTTGGTTTTACTGCGAACAATAATTCCAGTTGTAGTTTTGTTTTCGTCACGAAGTGTTCCTTTACTTAGCATTAAAATAATTGAAGCTGAAAACTCTGGACCACCTCCGCCTGACATACCCTTTGGCGTATATTGATCCATTGACGCATAGGTGTGATTTGTAAAAATGAATGGAACTTTATAATTCGAAAGATCTAGTGTTAAAGATTTAAAAAGAGATCGCATCTCCTTTGCACGAAGACCCATATCTGAAGCATTTTTACCTGCATCCATATCTCGTTTGCTCTTGTCTGTGTCTAACATTCCAACTGAGTCAACAAATAGCGCGATTTTAAGACCTGGATTTTCTTTGATTGTGTCAATTAGGTCATTAATATAGAATTTTACCTCGCTAATAAGACCCATCCGTAGATATTTTAATTTAGAAAGGTCTACTCCAAATTTTACATAGTCATGTGAATCGATTGCACCTTCGGTATCGATGTAGATAACCATGTAATCTTTTTTCTGTAATTCACGAACTGCATTTAAGCAGAGGAAGGTTTTACCAGCACCAGAGTCTCCAGCAATTCCAATACTTCGAGTATTTGGATAACCTCCAAACAAGGAGCCGGACATTTGTGCGTTTAGTAAAAAGTTGCCTGTTGGAATATACTCCTCGATATCGGAGAAGCCACGAATTTCAATTTTAGATTTTACTTTCTTTTCAAGTAAATCATTAAATTTTGCGAATGCATCTAGTGTAGATTTTGCCATAAATATTTAATCCTTTTGTTATATCCTCTTTTACACAGAAGGGGATAAAGGATCTTAGGCAAAGTATGATATAGTTAGGAAGCTTGCAGCAAGTAATTTTGAATTTGAATGCTCGCCTTGCATTACTTTATAGAAAGGTACTCTGGTTAAATCTGAGTCGGTTTTTAGCCCGCTAACATTAACAGCAAAACACAGGTCCTTGTCTATTTTTCCTAATTTAAATATTCTAGATTGTTCTAAGTCTTCTACCCCAATCTCTTGATACATGCGTTTGATTGCAGAAAAACTCGACGCATCTTTAGCATGATCAATTTTTATTGTAACTGGTTCGCCATCTGGCTTACACTAAATTGCTCGTATTTTTTCTGAATCCGAGACTTCAATTGGTAAAATAATTAGCTCCACTATTTAGAATCAAGTTTTTTCAGCAAGGCATCTTTAATATGATCTGCTGTTATTTGATTATTTATATGGTTTGCTAACTCTGTTAAAAATTCTGACTTGTTCTGTGAGTTTTTATACATCATCTTCAATAAGTTAAGTGAAGGCAAGTTTACTCTTAAATTTAGGTTTAGTAGAGACTCCTCAGTCGCAAACATTTCAAAGATACCTGCAGATTTTAACGTAGCTTGGACCTCAGCTTGGACAGGTTGACTAACTTTAGGTAAGGCTTCCGCATTAGTTATGTTTGGATCAATTACTGGCCCTCTAATAGACATACATTCGGCTCTAGTTAAAGCTTCTTGTCCATCCATAATTGCCATTAATTTAGTATTAAGTTCTTCTAAACTTATGCTAGATCCATCGGCTAATTTTACAGCCATTAGGCCTCCTCTACTAAATACGTCAACTACCTTGGTAATGGTTGACATTTTGGTATTATCTGGGGTATTTACCCATTGGTAATCTTTGCCCATAATAAAATCTCTAGTTTGGGCGAGTGCATCAATATCGTACATATATTTGTTTATTTTGTTTTTTAACCATTTTATCATTATTGCGCGGCTTTTTTCGCTGCCTGTTTTAATTCAGTAATATGCCCTTTAATACCCATACGTCGATCGTACATTTGCTTTAGTATAACTCGAGCAGCTGAGTCTTTCTTCTTAGTAAAAAGGGTACCATTTTTTGTATAAATTTCATCCTCTTTAAGAATATGACCAGGTTTCATTTTACCTAAGTATGTATCAGGAGAAATATTAAACTGGATTTGCACGTTAGGGTACATTGACGAAAAGTCAAAGCATGAAACATATTTATGGTGACCTGGAATAGGCTTACTTACATAGGCACCTTCGTATGTTACCTGTTCGGCTAACTCTCTTTTGTCTGAGGCCATTTTCTTACCATCTCGTAAAAAGTGGCGACACATTAGGGATTCTGTAATAAACACTGCACTAAAGACTTTTGATACATCAACTTGTGCAGTTTTGGAAATAGCAAAGGCTACATCAAGTAGACTTAGCTTATCTTCAATTAATTTAACAAGCATTACGTCAATTGCGTTATACTTTACGAAGTTTTCAACATCTTGTTGAGCTTCCATCATTGAACCATATTCGTGATGTAATTTACTTACTCCAAGCACTAATTGAGAAATATAATCAAGCTTATAATTTTCAACAACTTTAATTGGCTTAAGGTTCATAAACACTTCAAGATAATCGAGTAGACCTAAGTGAACTGGAGCTTGACCTTTACCGATTAGCCTATCACAAACCATAGATTCCATTGGTTTAATATTAAGGCGCTTACAACGATTAATTAGGTATTTCCAGTCAAATTCAATTACATTCCAACCTGTAATAAATGGAAGCTTTGGAAGTATTCGATGGAAGAAGGTTGACATTAAGTCTTCTTCTTTCTCAAAAAACATATATTTAAGTGTAAATACCTGGCCTTGTGCACTTAGGTATTCATTAATCTCTGCTTCCATTTTAGAAATAGCTTCGTTATCTAGCTTTTTCATTGTGGATAAAATATAGGTTACATTATCTGGACCACAAAATGAAATTAAGTTTACTGGCATGGCAGCTTTGGCTGGATCAGGAAACTCGTTTGAAGTTAACTGAATCTCAATATCGAGAAAATATTTCTTTGGCGTATAGTCAGAATAGATTTGATCAAGCTCTTCTTTAGTAAAGCTGGTTTGAATAAGTTCTTCGATTCGGAAGCGGCTTAGCCATTTGCTTTTACCTTTATCAACAAATTTATTATCCCAATTTCGATACTCCGAAGGGCGACCCGTCAGCTTCCAATTGAATTGATCAGCATCGTGGATATGCTTTACTGCGTATGCGATATTACCAGCTTCATCATAATATGAAACTACTAGTTTAGAATCTTCTTGTTTAAATTCAGAGCTTATTATCATTTTATCTTACTTTGGGTTAATATACCAATTAATTTGTTCCAGTGGAACCAAATCCGCCAGAACCTCTGTCAGATTGTGTTGGAAATACCTCAGACTCATTTTCACACTCAATTAATTTTGCTTTAATAATTGGGGTAAGAATAAACTGTACAATTTTATCTCCTGGAGAAACTAGCGCATCTATTGTTCCACAATTATAGTGATGTAGATGGATCTCTCCTTGATAATCGCAATCTACTACCTGGGCACCAACTTGGAGTCTCCTTTTTGTAGCAATTCCACTCTTATTGAATGCAATTAGTGCTGTATGTAAGGGTAATCTTGCACGAATGCCGCTTGGAATTAAAATGGCTTCGCCTGGCTCAAGTATTACGCCTTCAAAATCATTTGGAACAAAAAAGTCTATTCCAGCTGAACCGGGAGTTCCGTATTCGGGCGATTTAACGTCTCTAATCTTAATAAATCTAATTAATTCTCCTCTAGATAGAGGTTTTGGGGTTCTTTTCATTGAATTCATGGTGAGTAATTTGATTTTTCGTAATTTCTTATACTGTCTTAGATATACTAAGATCTTTGCGATGATAAATAATGATAGCAAAGGACAATCTAGACAAAATCTTGAGTCCGAAGTTAAATAAATAACTTAAAAATAGTAGGACCGAAATGGCACAAAAATTAAATCTCAATCGCTTTAAATCAAGTGGTGTTTACACAGTTGAAATCGATGAGAGTCAAAACATTGCATTACCTTTAGGAACCGGCCGATTAGTTATCGGATCGAGTAAAAGAGGACCAATCAATACTGTTGTGGCTTTAAGCGACTTAAACAGCGCGCTAGCAGTTTATGGTGAAAGAGACACTAAACTTGAAAGCAAGGGTAGTTATTTTCATAGAACTTTAGAAGTAGCTCTAAGAAAAGGCCCAGTTTATGCTTTGAACGTATTGCCAACTGACGATACATTAGACAAAGTAACATTTGCAACATTCAACACTGAATCTGCATCATTTAATTCAGATTTTAATGCATCTGCATTCGAGCAACCACTGTCTAGCTTCTTTAATACCCAGAAGTTATGGTATGCTGACGAAGACCAGTTCAACAGAACTAAAAATAACGCGTTAGGTTCAGAAGATGACAATAAGATTTTTTCTATTGTTAACTTAGGAAAACGCCCAGTTACTGTTTGGGCCAAACTTGCAGACGTTAGCGGATACGATGTAACCGTTAAAGAATACTACAAGGTTACAGGCGGAGACAAAGTAACTATTCCAAGTTATCTTCACCCAGATGATATTGTTGCTGACTATATTATTGAATTAATTGCAGTAGAAGGCGACTGGTCAGATAACATGAGACTTTCAACTGACCCTGTTTATAAAACATACTTTAATGAAAAAGGTTTAATTATGTCTAAACTTAATGGTTTCTTAAATTTAAGAGAAGTTAAGAATATTGCACGAGTAAACGGATCAATTATTCCTCAATTTAAAGATGCAGCTGGTTCAGATATTTCAATTGACAGAGTATTCAACCGATTATTTTCTCAAACTGAATTATTTTGTGCACTAGACGAAAACAAAATTGAATTGATTGACCTTGACACTGTTTTTGCAAATGCTTCAATGGATTCACACCGAATCGATTTAGCTGGTCATGGTTATACAGACCTTATTGCAGCAGATTTTCAAGATTACTTTATTGATAATGGTTTTACTGGAGACTACACCGACGCTAATGCTAAATTAGATGTACTTGGTTATAAAGCACCAGTTAAAAACACAGCAGTATTTGAAGTTACAACTGGAGTTTCAGATTCTAGTAGAGTCGTAACAGAAAACGGTAATCAAATTATTATTGCTCGTGAAGGTACTCAACTTTACAACGCATGGTACGATGGATTTATTGTAACTGGTAATGGTTTTATTACTACGCAAAACGGAACGGTTGCATCTAAATATCTTAAAGTTGAATCTGGATTTACTGAAGTTGTTAACTTAGTTACTAAAAGCTATATTAAAATTAAATGTTTTGATAACGTTGCTTTAACTAATCAAAGCGCAACTATTCCAGTAATTACTGTAGTTGATACATTTGTTAAGCTTTCACTAGATATTCATGGAACTAGCACAACAACAAAGATATTTGATTTTGCAACTGAATTAACTGCAAACAATAATGGTCTTGAAATTACTACAACTAAGACTGCTCTTAATAAAATTGAGATGAAAGTTCTTAGCTCAACCTCAGTAACAATAGGAAGTGGTTCTCCAGCCGTAACAGCAAGCAATGCTGCTTATTTAGCTAGCGTTACAGAATTTGTTAAACCTAATCACTATGTGAAAGCTAAAGCAAATGGAGCAAAACGTTCAAGATTCTTAAAAATTGTTTCAGTTGCTGGAGCAGACGAAATTTCTTCGGCATCAGTAGTTACAGCAGCTGTCCCAGCTGTTAACGAAACAGCAATTGCGGTTGATACATTTATCGCAGCAGCGGCTACCATTACCTTAACTGCAGCAAATGCAAATATTGTAATTGGATGCACAGTAGCTGGTACAGGAATTGCAGCTAGTACTACGGTAACTAATAAAGTAGGAAATGTCTTAACTTTATCTGCGGCAACAACAGCAGGAAGCGGTGGAACTTATACTTTTACTAAAGCTTTAGTTGCAGCTTTTACTACAGTTACAACAAAAACTTACAAAAAGTTTACAGTTACAACATTAGTACCAAGTGATTCAGCTATAATTGGAGTTGACATTGATACTGATATTATTTTCCATAAAGGTATTAGAAACTATATTACTTCATCTAAAGGTGTTAAGCTAAGTGGATTTGTAATGAGAGATGCTCAACTTCCTAATGGAACTGCTACTAGACAAGCTGATATTTTAGGTTGGCTATACGAAAACACAAACATTGCAAGCACATTAGCTGAAGGTCAAGCTGTAGATTTTAGATATATTATTGATACTTACGAAGGTGATATCTCTGGTTCATCTAAATATTACTTAGCAAAACTTGCAGCAGACAATGGTCAGTGTTTAGCGATCTTAAATGCTCCGTCTTACAGACAATTAGAGCTTTCAGTTGAACCGTCATTCTCTGATTTAACTACAAAATTAGTTTCTGCTAAACATATTGCAGATGGCGGTAATTTGGATCTTAATCCAACTACTACATTTAAATTTGTAGATGAAGAAGTTAATGGAGTTCCAATGGCATCTTACGCAGCATACTTTATGCCTAACTTAATTGTAAATGATAATGGTAGAAACAAGTCAGTTCCGCCAGCAGCATACGTTGCAAATGCATTTATGAATAAGTATGAAGCCGGCAGACCTTTCTCAATCGTAGCTGGTAAAAATGGTATCTTAGGCGATCCTGAAATTGTTAATGTTGAATATGAATTATCTCAAGAAGATAGAGATTACTTAGAGCCAGTTGGTTATAACTTAATCGTTCGTCGTAGAGGATTTGGTATCATGGTATTTACAAATAATACTGCATATCAAAAAATTAATTCAGCTCTTAATAATACTCACGTTAGAGAAGCTCTTGCAACAATCGAAAAAGATATCGAAAGAATCTTATTCAACTTCTTATTTGATTTTAACGATGAAATTACTCGTTTAAGAATTAAAACATTAGTTGAAGGCTATTTAGATAGAGCTAAAAATGCACAAGGTGTTGCAAGTTATACAGTAGTATTTGACTCGACCAATAACGGTCCAGAAGTATTATCTGCAAACTCAGCGATTATCGATGTATTCTTAGATTTCCCAAGAGGTATTCACAAATTCATCAACCGTATTACAATTACAAGAGTTGGTGGAGGTCTTTCTTCAGATGCAACTGGATTTATTCCATCATTCTAATAAGAAAACTCTTAATAAACAAGAAAAGCCGCGTAAAG